TACCAAGTGACCAAGCTCAAGGAATACTTCCCAGAGATCGACTGGCGCGTAGCTGAGTCCTATGAGATCTACTCGATGGACCCTTGCGAGCCCCTGATCATCAAGGATGAGGAAGGCAACGAGATTCCCACTGAGACACCTCCTGACCTGACGACCCTATACAACGCTGTGCGTGAGCGTGGTGAGGAAGGCTTGGTGGTCAAGAGTCCGATGGGCTACTACCGCCGCTCCAAGGTGACTGGCTGGTGGAAGATGGTTCCTGATGACAACGAGGATGGGATTATTCAGGGCCTCGTTTGGGGCACCGCTGGGAAGGCCAATGAAGGCAAGGTGATTGGCTTTGAGGTCCTCCTTGAGAGTGGTCATGTAGTCAACGCCTGCAAGATCAGCAAGGCAAAGATGGATGAGTTCACCACCAAGGCCATTGATGAAACTTGGAAGGACCCTGCGGATTACTCGAAGGTGCGCCATGAGTTGCAGGGTGAGGTTCTGAATCCATACCAAGGCTGGACCGCCCGCGTGACGTTCATGGAGCGCTACCCTGACGGGTCTCTGCGTCACCCTTCATTCGACTCGTTCCGTGGCATCTCTTCGCCATTCATCAAGGAGTAGGGCCATGAAGGAACTGATTGAATTCTGCATGTTCACAGCGGTGGCCTTCGGGCTGCTGACTGTTCTGATCAACATCGCCAATAAACCACCAAAGGAGTAATGAATGTCTGTCTGGTCCCTGTTCTTCCCGGTAGTCACTGTGATCCTGTCTGCGCTGTGCTTCGTCTGCTACAAGACCAATAAGCCCCTCAGGGATAAGGCCAAGGCCGAAGCCAAAGAGAAGGAACTCAAGGAACTCAAGGAGGCCCAAGATGCCTTCGCTAAGGAGGCCCGTGATGACTTCAGGAAGAAGGTCTACAGCGACATTGAGCAGGCTCTGGCCACACCTGACCGGGATCTACTGGACCTGCGCTATGGCTCTGGGTCTCGTGGTAAGTATCGCTGGGCTGCCTTTGCGGAACTGGCGCTGTTCATGAAGGATCACCGGTCCCATAAGAGCGAGAGCCTTGACGTGCAATCCCGCCTTGATGCCCAAGCGAAAACCATCAGGGATCTCAAGGGCCAGATCAACGAGATTCATCGGCTGTTAAAGCCTTACGCCTAACTCAACGAGCCTCATCGACTTCGGTCGGTGGGGCTTTTTTGTGCCTGTAACGATAGGAGAAATCTATGGTAATCAAGTTTCTAATAGTCTGCTTTGTGATCATCCTGTTTACCTGCTGGGCCATATCAAGTTGGCCCGTGACGAAGCCTTGGGATGAGGCGGATTAAAAACCCTCACTGTTGCGAGACACCAACCAACCACCGCACAGGAGATCTCAACGATGCCTAAAGACCGTTCGTTTGCTCACCGCATTCACCAAAGCAACATCGACCGCCAACGTAACGCGGCCTACTTTCTGAGCCGTCCAACCGTTGCCTATCAACCAGCGCCAAAGGCCGACTTCTGGCAGCGCACCAAGACGTTCTTCAAGAACCTCTGGACCAAGATCAAGGAGATCGTCAATGACTGACATCATCGCCCTGACTTCGGAGCGTGGTCGCAGCGGCAAGGACACCCTCGTGGACCTGCTCCATCTGGAAGGCCATAAGGTCTTTCGGGTCGCCTTTGGGGATGTCCTGAAGCGCAAGTGCGCCGAAGTACTGTGCCTCAATGAGCAGGCGCGGATTGTCATGGAGAGTCACTGCCACACCGACCTTAAAGATGCCCGCTTTGATGAGCTGGCGATCCATGAGATCCCTGAGTCGGAATACCAAGACTGGCTCCTGACTTCCGGTGAGGACCCTTTCGAATCCCGAACGCCGCGCTGGCACCTCCAGAAGTATGGCACCGAGTTCCGCCGCAACTACAAGGCGAACCCTGACGTGTGGCTGCTGGCCGGTCTCAATGAGATCAAGAAGGCGCCTAAAGATGCCCTCGTGGTCGTCACTGACATGCGTCAAGCCAACGAGTATGCAGCCCTGTCTATACGTCAAGCTCACCTCGTTCGTCTCACCAGAGACTGGCGCATCCCAGCGGTTGACGATGCGGAACTGCATGCCACTGACATTGAACTTCGGGACTTCCAAATGGATGCCCTCGTGGAGAACAAATGGGGCCACGCCTCGGAGATGATCGACCAACTAAAAGCACAAGGAGTCATTGAATGAATGTTGAGAAGCAAAAGATGCGCAAGTTTCTGGTAACCGTTGAGACCCAGTACACCGCCCAAGAGGTTCCGGTCTGGGGTCGCACCATTGAGGAAGCTCTCGAAGCGGCTGACCTTGAGTATGGTGAAGACAACGTTCGGCGCATTCGCCCAGAGGTCACTCAATGAGCCTCGTAGCGAGTTTCGAGCGTGTCCTTCAAGGACTTGGTGGTTTCTGTAAGGACGACCTCGACGGGGCTGGTTTGGAGTTCCTCAAGGAGCTTGAAGGCGCCGACGTTGACATCGACAAGCTGGCCTGTCTGGAAGCTGGTGGTGTTGACAACTGGGACTTCTATCACGACTCCCTTCGCGACAATAACTGGATTGGTTTGGAAGACGATGAGGAGGAAGAAGAATGAACCGCGCACAAGGCAACACTCGCCAAGCGCCTGATGGGTTCCTGCACATTCAGAACTTCACCGTGACCAAGCATTCGGGCATGGCCGGTGTGGTCTACACGCACATCCTTGATGACCATCAGAGGAGCCTCGTTGAGGGCCTGCTCATTGAGCGCGCCATTACGTTCTCCAACATTGATGGCCATGAGAACCACCACTTCAAACATGGAGTCTGGAGGTTCCGTAAAGGGTTCCTTAAGGACAACTTCCGGCAGGTGGTACACGCCACCACCAAGATCACTTGGCAGCCGGTCATTGAGGACTTCAAGACCAAGCTCATCGCTGAGCGCGAGTCTCTGACTTACTAAAACCCCTCACTGTTGCGAACACACTTCCCACTCTCACAGGAGATAAACACATGGCTGCAAAAAAGGAATTCTTCTTCACCCCTAAAGGCATCGCTGAGCCGTACTGCTCGATCCAGAAGCCGGACTATGGCAACCCTGAGAAGGGCTTCGGCAATCCTCGTGGGGTCTATAAGGTCAACCTGACCGTTCCCCGCAAAGAAGCCCAACCGCACATCGACCGCATCGTCAAGTGCCATGAAGCCAACTGGGCCGAGATCCAAGAGGCATGGAAGGACGGTGGTGAGGCTGCTGCTAAGGCCAAGCTGCAACGCGGTAAGACCCTGTTGGTTCCCTATGAGGGCCAGCTCCCGTACTTCGAGAATGATGACGGCACCGTGACGTTCAAGTTCGCTGGCTATGCGTCCTATCAGGACTCGAAGACCAAGGAATCCAAAGAGATCCTGTTGAAGGTCGTTGACGCCCAAGGTAAGCGCATCCAAGCCGTTCCGGCCATCTCTGGTGGTTCCGAGCTGAAGGTTCGTTACTCGATGTTCCCTTACACCTTCGGCGCTGTCGTTGGTGCATCCGTCAAGCTGCAACTGGATAGCGTCATGCTGATCCAACTGCGTGAATACGCTTCGGGCTCCGACGATTGGGCTGGTCAGGAAGAAGAGGGTTATGTGGCCCCTGATGACCGCGACAATGACTGGTCTCAAGAAGATCAAGGTCATGCAGGCGAAGACATCCCTGACGCTGCGAGCGACTTCTAATGGCCTACGCCGGTCCCAAAGGTGCCCGTGTGGGTTCCTTCCGTTCCGGCCTTGAGGATCGCAACGCCAAACATATGGACAAGCTTGGAGTCGCCTACGACTTCGAGCAGTTCCACATCAAGTATGTCGTTCCGGCCCGTGAGGCCAAGTATCACCCGGACTTTGTGTTGCGTAACGGAATCATCGTGGAAACCAAAGGGATCTTTGAGACCGAGGACAGGAAAAAGCATCTCCTGATTCGTGAGCAATACCCTGAGGCCGATATCCGTTTGGTCTTCTCCAATAGCAACTCAAAGATCTACAAAGGGTCCCCGACCAGCTACGCCGATTGGTGTCGCAAACATGGGGTTCTATTCGCTGACAAGTTGATCCCAGTTCTCTGGCTCAAGGAGGCACGCAAAGAGTTCCCTGCGGGGATGCTCGTACCGAAAGGAGGTAAGTAATGCCTAAGGCTGAATTCAAGAAACGACCACGCACAGACTTCATTGTTGTCCACTGCGCTGCCACCAAGGCGACCATGGACATTGGGGTTCGTGAGATTCGCCAGTGGCACGTACAGCAAGGCTGGCTCGATGTTGGCTATCACTTCGTCATTCGCCGTAACGGCACCGTTGAAGATGGTCGACCTCATGACGTCATTGGGTCCCACGTTAAGGACTACAACGCTCGCTCACTGGGCATCTGCTTGGTTGGTGGGATTGACGCTAAGGGTGCCCCATCGAACAACTTCACACCTGAGCAAATGAACTCGCTGAGTCTGCTGCTCCGCGCCCAGAAGCGCACCTATCCAGATGCCAAGATCGTGGGTCATACCGACCTCGATTCTGGTAAAGCCTGTCCGTCCTTCAAGGTCAGTGACTGGTTGAAAACCCAAGGGATTTAAAAACCCTCACTGTTGCGATACGAGCCTCATCGACTTCGGTTGGTGGGGCTTTTGTCGTTTCAACATTTGACTTTAGGAGGTCTATATGAACCGCACTTTACTGCAAGGTGGGTTTGATCTTTGCGAGCATCTCATTGGTCATGGCATCGGCGCGATCATCGCTGGTGGATGTGCCCGTGACCTGTTCTTTGGGGTTGAGCCTAAAGACATCGACATCATTTGCGCGGGCACCGACCCGGAGACTGTTTCCAGAGCGCTCGATGAAGGTGGCTACAGCTATAAGAAGTTCCCCAAGTATCACACCGGGTCTGACTCGGATCGCCTCCAAGGGGTCTGGAAGATTGAAGGCTGTGAGATCGACGTGATCCTCTATGAGGTCGAGTGCGTCACCGAGGCCATCCAGAAGTTCGACTACAACCTCAACCAGTTTGCCATCAGTGGAATCCAGCGCGGTATCGAAGGGGCGACCATTCGGTTCATGGGGGATAAGTGCTGGACCAACTTGGTGCAACTCAGAGAGGACGCCCGTGGCTCCCGTCAAGAAAAGATGGAAGCCAAGTGGCTCGACCTGATTCACAAGGCGCCGATGCGTGAGGGTCGATACGTCGATGAGGTAGAGGTGCGTGATGTCGTCGCATGAGGAACAGGAAGAGAGTGTTTTCCTTGCGCACATCCCGTGTGAAGAGTGCGGGTCTTCGGACGCAAACTCTCTGTTCTCTGATGGTCACCAGTACTGCTTTGCATGCCCCCCTGAGACGGCCTATAAGCGCCCTGATGGGAAGGATCGCGGCGAGTACACACCGAAGGTCAAAGGCGAAGGCACGCTCTCCATGTCGGACTGTGGGGGCTACTTCACGGCGCTCCCTAAGAGGTTCTTACAGGAGCCTATTTGTCGCCTCTATGGCTACTGGGTTGGCAAGGCGTTCTCGCCCCATGCTGGCAAGGAAGTCCCGGTACAGATCGCCAACTACTACGACCCTCAAGGCAACCTGACTTCTCAGAAGTGCCGTGATGCGTCCAAGGAGTTCTTCACCAAGGGCAAGCACAACAAGGACGCTTTGTTTGGTCGTCACCTGTGGAATGGTGGTCGCAAGATCGTCGTCACTGAAGGTGAGATTGACTGCCTGACAGTGGCCCAGCTTCAAGGTGGCAAGTACCCAGTCGTGTCCATCGGGCATGGCTCGAAGGCTGCCAAGGCGACATGTGCCGCCAACTATGAGTACTTCGATCAGTTCGACGAGATCATCCTCATGTTCGACATGGATGAACCCGGACGACTCGCCTCTCAGGAGGCCGCTGAGGTACTCCCACCGGGCAAGGTAAAGATCGCAGTGTTGCCCTTAAAGGACCCTAACGAATGCGTTCAGCAGGGCCAGGGTAAAGCTGTGATGGATGCCATGTGGAATGCCTCGCCGTTCGTACCTGACGGTGTGGTCTCTGCGAAGTCCTTAAAGGCCCGCATCAAGGAGAAGAAGTCCGTTCCGAGCTATGAGCTTGTGGCGCCTCACGAACTCCGAGAGAAGACCAAGGATGTCCGAGAGGGCGAGGTCGTGTTGGTCACCTCAGGGAGCGGCTCAGGGAAGTCCACGTTTGTCCGCCAGAACACCTACAACTTCTTCCATAACGTTGGCATCCCGGTTGGCGTGGCGATGCTCGAAGAGGCCGTTGAGGAGACCGTTCAGGACATCGTTGGTTTGCACATGGGGAGCCGTGTTCGGCAGAACCCAGATGAGACCACCGAAGAGATGTTTGACCGGGCGTTCGATGAGATCTTTGAGTCCGACAAGCTGCACCTCTATGACGCCTTTGCGGAATCCGCTGAGGACCGTCTACTGGCCAAGCTGGGCTACATGGTTCAAGTGGAAGGCTGCAAGGTGATCGTACTGGACCACATCTCAATCGTGGTCTCAGCGATGGACGGGGAGAACGATGAACGCAAGATGATCGATCGGTTAATGACCAAGCTTAAGAGCTTCGCAAAGACCAAGAACGTCGTCGTGTTTGTTATCTGCCACCTGAAGAACCCGGACAAAGGTAAGCCTCACGAAGAGGGGCGACCAGTCTCTGCCACTGACCTGCGTGGGTCCGGTGGTCTGCGTCAACTGAGCGACACCATTATCGCAGTGGAGCGTAACCAACAAGGCGCCTATCCAAACCTGATCCTGTTTCGACTCCTCAAGTGTCGATTCACGGGAGAGACGGGTGTGGCCGGTTACATGGAATATGACAAGCGTACTGGTCGATTGGTAGCGAAGCCTCACGGCTGGAGACCTGACCAAGACGAACTTGAAGAAGCTGATGCGGCATGGGCCGAGCAAGCAGAACCCGACTTTTAAACCACCAAGGAGAACCATCTCATGAAGAACTTCGACCTCGTTACTTTCCTGATCCAACTGGCTGGCCGTATTCAACGCAAGCGTCACGAGAAACTGGTCCAGCGCGAAGCTGACTTGCTGGCTGCCATTGAGGCCACTCGCAGTGCCTATGCGGCAACCGTTGAGGCTCGCTGCAATGCCAACTTCCGATGCCAAGACATCAACCGCGTGAGCTGATCCAAGGGTCCTCTTTATGAGGGCCTTTCAGTGAGTTCACACAATCAACAATGGGGGAAACACACATGAATCATTCCGATATCCGTAAGCACCTGAAGAAGGGTGAGCTGGCCGTTGAGATGCTCGAAAAGATGGGCGCAACGTTCGTCGAGAACCAGAAGGAACATCCGCATTGGGTGATCCCTGTGAAGCCAATTGACGGCCTTAAGGAACAACTTGAGGCACTCATCAAGGCTGGCATCGAGCAGGGCGTAGAGGCTCACATGGAGACCTTGAAGGCATCCCAGAAGGACGACCCTCGTGGCCCTAACTGGCACCTCGTTGAACCAATGGTGGGCCGGAACTTTGAGGTGCGCCAAGAGAACATCCCAAGGTTCTCCAAGCTGGCCAACTACGGCGGCAGTCACTTCCGTGGTCGCCTCTTCTCTGCTGAGGAGATCAAGTACATGCGCCTCAAGGAATACACCGGCTACGCAATCTTCTTTGAGTTCGCCGTTCACCCTTACCGCAAGGAGACCGTTTGGCTGCCATTGAGTTGTGCCGCCTTTCGCAACTAAGGAGGCCCAATGCTCATCTCTGACATCGAAACAAACGGGCTCTACGAACAAGTAACCCGGTTCCACTGCGCCACCATCCAAGACTACTTCACCGGTCTCTACACGCGGTACGACGAGTCCACCTTTGCGGACTACGTTAAGGCTCTCGAAGCTGAGGCTGCAAAGCCTGATGGCATGATCGTTGGGCACAACTTCATCAAGTACGACATCCCGGTTCTGGACAAGCTCAAGCGCCTCTACTTCGGCAAGCGTTTGAACATCCCAAGGAAGCGCGTGATGGATACGCTGGTGATGACCCGACTGGTCTACTCGAACGTTGGCGACCGCGATGCTGGTCTGCTGCGCTCTGGGATTCTCCCCGGCAAGATGTTTGGCTCTCACTCCCTTGAGGCGTGGGGCTATCGTCTGGGTGAGATGAAGGGTGAGTACAAGACCGACTTCAAGCGCCAGCTCGATGACCAAGGCATTGAGTATGTTGATGGGATGGAGTGGCTGGAATGCAACCAAGCGATGGAGGACTACTGCGAGCAGGACGTTCGGGTTACCTCTAAGTTGTTCCGTAAGATCCTCGAAGATCTGCATTACTTCAACGATCAGGGCGAAGCCATTGAGGCTGTCCGACTGGAACACGCGGCTGCATGGACCCTCGCTCAGATGGAACGCAACGGCTTCCCCTTCGATGTTGAGGGAGCCGAGAAGCTCTATTGCGAACTGGCCGGTAGACGTAGCGATCTCCTCGTGGAACTCATCAAAACCTTTGGGTCTTGGTGGGCCCCTAAAGGTGGCAAGTCACAGTTCATCAATCCCAAGAATGGCAAGCCTATCGACTACTGGTCTGATGGCCGACCCATGCCCAAGGTCAACTATCCGAAGGTTGGTGGCATCCTCCTTAAGAGTGGCAAGAAGGACACCCGCGAGTACTTCGAGGGCGCCCCTTACACTCCTATCGAGTTCGTCACGTTCAACCCCGGATCTCGGGCGCACCTTGAGAAAGTCCTTAAGGAAGCCGGATGGGTTCCCACTGAGTTGACCAACACTGGCGCTGCCAAGATGGACGATGAGGTTCTGGAATTCGTCAAGGTAGCCGACCAGAAGAAGCAAGCGTGCATCAACCTTGTGAGGGAATTCCTTGAGGTCACTAAGGTGATCGGGATGCTCTCTGAGGGCGACAAGGCGTGGCTACGCTATGTTCGTGATGACGGCTGCATCCATGGCTCAGTGAATCCTAACGGTGCCGTAACGGGCCGAGCGACCCACTCACACCCGAACATGGGCCAAGTGCCCAGCGCCAAGAAGAAACTCGGACCTGCGTGCCGTGCTCTCTTCGGGGCGATCTTTGCGCGCAAGCGTAAGGGTTGGGAACTGGTCGTCCAATTAGGCTCCGATGCGAGCGGCCTTGAGCTGCGTTGCCTGGGACACTTCGGGGTTCCCTTTGATGGTGGTGCGTATGTCGACACCGTACTCAATGGTGACATCCACTGGGTCAACGGGCTGGCCGCTGGGATCACTCCTGCTGGTCTCGAAAGGGACAAGTCCAACCACGATCATGACGCCTACCGTGACACGGCCAAGACGTTCATCTATGCGTTCCTCTATGGGGCCGGTGATGGACTCGTGGGTTCGTTCGTGGGTGGTGGCAAGAAGGAAGGCAAGGAGCTGAAGAAGAACTTCATGGAGAACACACCGGCCATTAGTGGTCTGCG